CGTGCAGTCGGTGACGGGCACGTCCAGTGTGGCGGGCAACGCCACCAACGGCTGGACCGGCGCGGTGATGACGTTCACCCTGCCGTCCGGCACGGTCGTTCCCGGCGCCGGGGCCGTCGCGGGCGCGGGCAGTGTCACCGCCGCAGTCACGCAGGCCGCCGCGGCGACGGCAGCGGGCGCGGGCGTGGTGAACGCGTCCGGGGTGATCACCGGCACGGCGAACGTGGCCGGCGCGGGCGCTGCCACGGCAGCAGCCACCCAGATCGCCCCGGCCACGGCCACGGCCGCCGGTGTGGTCACCGCAGCAGCCACCCAGGCCGCCACGGCTGCCCCGGCCGGCGCGGGTGCGGCCACCGCCAAGGCCACGCAGGACGCGGGCACCACCACCGCTGCGGCGGGCGCGGGTGCGGTCACTGGCGTAGCCACCCAGGTCGCCCCGGCCACGGCGGCGGGCGCCGGCGCGGTGAACGCCACCGCGTCCGGTGGCGGCAGCGGCGTCGCGGCCGTCGCGGGCGCCGGGTCGGTCACCGCTGTCGCCACCCAGGCGGCGCTGGGGACCGCCGCCGGGGCGGGCGCGGTCACCGCCGCGGGCACCCAGGCCGCGACGGGTTCCGCAGTCGGCGCGGGTGCGGCCACCGCCGCCGCCACGCAGGCCGCCACAGCCACGGCAGCCGGCGCCGGGGCAGTGGCCACGGCCGCCACGCAGCGCGCCACAGCAGCAGCCACAGGCGCTGGCGTAGCCACTGCGTCCGGTGCGCTCGTCCTGTCCGCCACCATCGCCGGTGCGGGCAGCGCCACCGCCAAGGCGGCGCAGGGCGCCACGGCCACCGCCGCGGGCGCGGCCACCCTCGCCGCGCTCGCCACCCAGGCCGCGGCCGCGTCCCTCGCCGGCGCCGGGGCGGTGAACGCCACGGGCAGCGCGCTGGTCGCGTTCACCGTCGGCGCCCTGACCGCCGCCGACGCCCCCGCCGGCGTGCTGACCGCAGCCACGGCCAGCGGCGGCAGCAGCGGCGGCGTTCTCACGGCCACGGACACACGGACAGGAGGCCCCGGTGGCTAGGTACCCGCAGGGGCAGCCGGTGCGTGTCTCCACGACCGTCCGGGACTCCACCGGCGCCCTCGTTGACGCCGGGACGCTGACCCTGGTGGTGAAGCTCGCCGCCGCCGACGGCACCTGGACCACCACCGGCACCTACACCACGCCCGCCCACGACGCCACAGGCACCTACCACCAAGACGTCCCGGTCACCGACCTCGCCGCCCTGGGCCACTACCGGTACTGGTGGACTTCGACGGGCACCGGCGCCGGGGTGTCCCCCCCGGCCGGCTTCGACGTCTACGACCCGGGCGAGCCCACCGCCGCCGAGCAGAACTACTGCACCCCCGAAGAACTCAAAGCCCGGCTGCAGATCACCGCCGCCGGCGACGACGACCAGGTCGACGCCGCGGTCGCCGCCGCATCCCGCGCCGTCGACCGCTACTGCGAACGGTACTTCTACAAGGTCACCGACACCCTCACCTACATCCCGGGCGGCCTGTACGAAACCAGGGTCGATGACCTGGTATCGGTCACCACCCTGGCCACCGACCCCGCGGGCACCGCCGCCCACAACGCCGCGTTCCCCATCACCTGGCCCGCCGCCGCCTACCAGTTGCTGCCCTACAACCCCGGCGACCCCGGCGAGCCCTGGCCGTACACGAAGATCCGCGCCGTCGGCGGCCTCACCTTCCCCTGGGTGACCCCGCTGCTGCTGATGCGCGCCGACCGGGTGCAGGTCACCGGCGTGTTCGGGTGGCCTGCCGTCCCGCAGCCCGTGCACACTGCGGCGCTGATCACTGCGGCGGCGCTGTTCCGGGCGAAGAACGCCCCCGGCGGTGGCGGTGAGGCGCCTGGTGAGTTCGCCACCGCCGTGATCAGGGCGAACCCCACGACGGTGCAGCTCCTCGCCGCCTACCAGCGCAACCCGTTCCTGGCCGCATGACCACCACGACGCGCGTCCCGCAGGTCATCGACTACTTGGTCGGCTTGTTCCAGGGCGCGGCCACTCTCGGCAAGGCGGCACCGCCGGTGAACGTGATCGACGGGCCGAAGGTCACCGCCGACCCGGGGCCGCTGGCGCTGTGGGTCGGCGTGGACGACATCGACGCCGTGACCGCGGGTGCCCTCCCCGCCGCCGCCGCGAGCGCCCAGCAGTGGCAGCAGGGCCTGGGCCGCAGCAACCGGGTGGAGACGGTGGAGGTGCCCTGCACGGCGCAGGCGTGGTCCGGGAGCGACGACGTCCGCGTCCTCCGCGTGGCGGCGGCCGGGATCGTGTCCGCCGTCGAGGACCTGCTCCGCGGCGACCCTGGGCTGGGCGGCACCACGCCCGGGGTGAAAGACGCGGGCGTCACCGGCTGCGACTGGCAGCAGGGGCCGACCGGCCGGGGGATGGCGGTGCGCGCGGTGTTCACCATCGGCGCGACCGCGCTCATCGGCACGCCTTAACGCAGCCCGGTCCAGCTTCGACGTCATTTTTCCGCTCGTTCACCTGACAGGGAGCCCGCATGACCGCTTTCGCAGTACAGGCCCCCGGGCACGGGGGTGCTGTCATCACCCTCACGCTGCCCACCACGGGCGCCGTGGACACCGTCCCGACCGGGCCCGGCATCGGCCTGTGGGTCGTCGGCCCGAGCTCGGCGTCGGCGAACGTGACGATCCCGATCCCGAACGTGGACGGCACGCAGGCGGTCACCGGCCGCAACGTGGTCGTCGCCACCGGCACCTCCCAGCTGATCCCGCTGCCGTCCAGCGTGTACGGCGCGGGGCCGGTGACGCTGACGTGGGCGGGGACGCTGACCGCATCGGCCGTGGCGGTGATCGCGATCCCATGAGCGACGTCGTGATGTACCACCCCGTCACCGAGGCGATCGTGCCCGTCCCTGCCTCGGCGGTGCCGCACCACCGCATGTCCGGGTGGCTGCTGCTGTCCGAGCACCAGGCGAACCAGGCGCAGGCCGCGGAGCGCGAGCAGGCCGCCAGCAAGACCGCAGCGAAGAAGGACAAGGAGTAGGCCGTGGTTGCCACACCGATCGGGGCCTCGGCCCGCTACATCCCCGAGGGGACCACGCACTACAACTGGCTGCCGGCCTGCGCGAACTACAACTCGCCGACTCGGGCGGAGATCAACGCGGGCACGGACCTGACCCCTGAGATCGCCGCGACCGGCAACTGGGGCATCGTGTCCGCGAGCATCGACGCGCCGGACCTGGCGACGACGTTCACCGCGCAGATCGGCGGCAAGGTGACGGTGGACGGCCCCACCATCGACATGTACGCCGACTCCACGTCCACCGACGTGCGCAGCCTGCTCCCCCGGGGCACGAATGGCTTCATCCTGAAACTGCCTGAAGGGGACGTTGCCGGGCGAAAGTGTGACGTTTTCCCAGTTAGGGTACTTGCACAGGCAAAACCGACAAACTTCACCAACCCATCCGTGATCCAACTCTCCTTCGCTCCGACCCGCAACCCGGCAGAGAACGTGGTGGTGCCGGCCTGATGCCGCACGCTGACATCCGGGTTGACCTGAACTCCCGGGGCGCGACCCTGCGGACCATCGCCCGCGAACTGCGGGACATGGACGACGCGAAGGTCACGGGCCTGTTCCGGCGGCGGATGGAGGACGCGGCGCGGCCGTTCCCGCTGCGGGTGCGCCGGGCCGTGCTGGCGATCCCGGTGACGGGGAAGAAGCAGACGGGGCTGCGGGCGCGGATCGCGCTGTGCGCGGGGACGGCATCGTGGGTGCGGGGCCGGACGGCCAGTGTGGCGGTCGAGATGAACCCGAGGCTGATGCCGCCGGGGGAGATGTCGCTGCCGCTGATGATGGAGGGCGCGAAGCGGTGGCGGCACCCGGTGTTCGGGGACCGGGAGAACTGGGTGACCGAGCCGCCGCACCCCTATTTTCAGGTACCGGTCCAGCCATTCGGCCGAGCCGCCGGTGAAGCACTGAAAGCGGCGCTAGAGGATATCACCAGGCAGATCAATGGGTGATCTTGCACCGTGCGCCTTCACGCTTGCTGTTATTGCATGAGTGGCACAGGGTCTGGTAGCCCGGCGGGAAGTTGTTCTTGATCAGCCACGCATAGAACTTGGCGCCGGCCTTCCGGCTGTTGCCGAACAGTTCCCTGCGGTGCGCGGCACCATCACCGGCAATGTGATCGATTGTTAGGTTCTCGGACGTGCCGCAGCAGGCGCAGACCTCACCGTAATGCGCGAACACGGTGGGTCGGAGGTTCTGCTCCCAGCGGCGGACACGCTCCTTAGCCGCCTCCGGATTCGCCTCGTAGTACAGGTGCATCCGCGCCAGAACTCGCGCGCGGTTGGCCTGGTAGTAGCGGCGATTGCACGCTTTACACACGCGGGCCTGCCCGTCGCAGCTGCTGGCGTCACGGCTGAACTCGCTGAGCGGCTTGACCTCACCGCACTTCTGGCATCGCTTCAAACGGCTTAGCCTTCCCGGCTGCGGTAGACGGCGGCCATCATCTCGGCGTGCTGCAGCCGCTCAACCTTCCGGCGGCGCTCTCCGCGCCGGATGAGCCGGTAGGGGACCAGCCAGAGGCCGAAGACCGCGTACCAGCAGAGCACGGCGGCCCACCAGGCGAGGGTGAGCAGGATGACGCCGGTGATGGTGGCGGCGCGGGCTGCGGTCATCCAGCCGGTGCCGTGTGGGTAGGCGGCGAGTTTCCATGCCCGCGCGGCGGCGCCGGCAAAGCTCATGGGTGCGCTGACGACCACCCGTTCGCTTGGCAGTTGCGGGGGGACTGGTGCTAGCTCGTTCATGACGGATCTTCTTCCGTTAGTGCGCGGCGCAGGAGAATGCTGATCGCTGCGGCAAGCGAAACGCCGCGCGATTCGGCGTAGGCGCGGACGCCACGCATCAGTGCCTCGTCCACCCTGATGTGGATGTCTTCCTTCATGACCCTCACGGTACCGCTGCGGTACCACATTGGGAAGGGACCAAAGCCCTATGCGCCTGTCCAAGGAAGACATCCTTAAGGCCGAGGACCTCGGCACCGAGGAGGTCGACGTGCCCGAGTGGGGCGGCTCGGTCCTGGTGCGGGGGATGACTGGCGCCGAGCGGGACGCGTTCGAGGTGGCCGGGCGGGACCAGCGCACCGGCCAGCGGCGCCCCGACGCCCTGAGCAACGTCCGCGCCAAGCTCGTCGCCCGGTGCGTCGTGGACGACGACGGCACCCGGCTGTTCACCGACGCCGACGTGGCCGCGCTGGGTGAGAAGTCCGGTGCGGCGATCGACCGGGTGTTCGCCGTCGCGGCCCGCCTGTCCGGGCTGGGCGAGGAGGACCAGGAGGAGATGACGCGGGATTTCGGGCTGGCGGATGGCGCCGGTTCACCTTCGAGCTTGCCGCCCGGCTCGGCAAGACCGTCGAAGGGCTCCTGAGCGAGGTGTCCAGCGCCGAGCTGACGGGGTGGCTGGCCCTGTACCAGGCGGAGGCCGCCGAGCGCGCGGAGGCCAATGCCCGGCAGCAGCCCGGCCTAGGGCACTGATGGCGAGCATCCAGTACGTGGTCAACGCCGTTGACAGCGCGTCGGGGGTGTTCGCGAAGATCGCCGCGTCCGCCGACGGCCTGGACAGGCAGCTGGCGGACCTGTCGAAGCGGGTGGCGACGCCCGAGGTGGACCTGAAGGACGCCAAGTTCACCCTGGGCATGGTCAACGCGGCCAAGCGGCTGGACAAGCTGTCCGCGATGGTCGCCGACCCGTCGGTGGACGTGGACACCGGCAAGGCGCAGCTGGAGATCCTGAAGATCACCGCGATGCTGGACCGCCTCGACGCCAAGCACGTCGATGTGGGCGTGGGCGTGGGAGGCGCCGCGGCTGGCGGGGGCGCGCTCGGCCGGTTCGGCAACCTCACTGGGGCGTTCGCCGCGCTGCCCACGCCCGCGATGATCGGGGCGATCGCCGCAGCCATTGCCGCGCTGCCGTTCGTCGCGCAGGCCGCCGCCGGGGGAATCGTGGCCGCGCTCGGCGGCGCGTTCGCGGGCCTGGGCGTCCTCGCCGCGTCGAAAAGCCAGGGCGTGCAGAAGTCCTTCCACGCCATGGCCGCGTCCATCGGCAACGACATGCGGTACAACATCGGCAAGCCGCTGGTCCCGGTGCTGGAGAACATCCTCGGCGTCGCCAGGCGGGTGTTCCACAGCATGGCCGGGACGTTCCACGACGCCATGCAGCTCATGGCACCTGACATCAAGGTGTTCGGCGACACGCTCCTGCGGAGCTTCAAGCAGCCCGCCGTCAAGCAGTCGATCCTGGACATCGCGTCCGCGTTCGGCGCTGTCCTGAGGGCCCTGGCGCCGCAGCTGCCCGGCGACATCAAGGACGTCGCGATCGGGATAACCCGGATCGCGAACACGATCAAGGACAACCCGCGGGCGTTCGCCGACCTCATCTCGTTCTTCTTCAAGGCCACCGGGTTCGCCCTGTCGATGGTGGCCGCGCTCGGCGCCGTGGCGAACTACGTCGAGAAGCACTTCATCCCCGCGCTGATGGACATCCGCAAGGGCTGGGACGAGGCGCGGCACCAGACGATGGTGATCCTCGATGGGATGCGGCACGAGGTCGCCCACGTGTGGGACCAGATTTTCCAGAACACCATCGGCACGGTGATCCGTCTCGGCCACAACATCGAAACCCAGTTCAACAGCATCCGGCACGGCATCGCCACCGCGTTCGACGACGTGCGGCACACGTTCGCCACCATCGGCCACGGCATCGCCACCGCGTTTGACTCGGTGCGCCATGCCCAGGGCCAGTTCGACGCATTCGGCAAGGACATCGCCGCCGTCAGGCACGTGATCCTGGCAGCGCTCGGTGACCTGCGGCACGGCATCGCCGTCGTCTTCGACGCGATACGGCACACCATCGCCACCGCCTGGGACCGGATCTGGCACGACACCACCGGCAGGCTGGCTGATCTCCGCCACGGCATCGCCGCGACGTTCGACGCGATCCGCCACGGCATCGCCGCCGCGTGGGACGCGATCTGGCGCAACACCATCACCGCGGTGCGCAACGGCATCAGCAACGTCGTGAACTGGTTCCGGGGGCTGCCCGCCCGGATCCTCGCCGCGCTGCGCAGCCTGGGCTCGCAGATGCTCGCATCCGGGCGCAATGCCATCAACCAGTTCTGGAACGGCCTGAAGTCCATCGGCGGCAGCATCATCTCCTGGGCGAAGAACTT